ATACGCGAACTGGCGTCTGATATGGATATGTCGCAGGGTGCGCTTCGGAATATCATAACGAAAAACCCTGAGTTATCGAGTGCTGTTGATGGTGCTAGGCGAGATGCGGCGGATGCACATTTTGATGCAAGCTTTGAGGCTATATCTGAGGTTGACGAGCGTAGGCAGCGTGAGATTATGGAAGCCTTGAATGGGGATCGAGATATTAGCGAGGCAAATGTTAGCCAGGTTGATCTTGGTTTGCTCAAGCAAAAGGTTGGTCAGCATAATTTGGCGGCGCAAGCCTGGAACCAGGAGCGGTATGGTGGTAGGGCAAATCAGCAGATCAACATTAATATTGGCGATTTGCATTTAGATGCGTTGCGTAAGGTAAAGGTTATTGAGCATGAATGATCTTTCGCAGAACACGATGTTGGAGTTTGCCCAACGCTACTCCAAAAAACCATCATTGTTTGTGCGTGAGGTGTTAGGTGTAGAGCCTTTAGATTACCAGGCGGAGTTTCTAGATGCGATTGCGTCTGGTGAGCGTAAAATTAGTATTAGGTCTGGGCATGGTACGGGTAAGTCAACTGCGGCTTCCTGGGCGATGCTTTGGTACTTCTTGATGCACTACCCGAATAAGGTTGTTGTGACTGCGCCGACTTCTAGTCAGTTATTTGATGCTTTGTTTGCGGAGTTAAAGCGGTGGATTAATGAGTTGCCTGAAGCGTTTCAGGCGTTATTGAATGTAAAGTCGGATCGTATTGAGCATACCTCTGCGCCTAGTGAGATGTTTATTTCGGCAAGAACGAGTAGAGCGGAAACGCCAGAAGCTTTGGCGGGTGTGCATTCGGAACACGTTATGTTGGTGGTGGATGAGGCTAGTGGTGTGCCAGAGCAGGTATTTGAGGCTGCGGCTGGTTCTATGTCTGGTCATAATGCGACCACGATTATGTTAAGTAACCCCACTCGAAGTAGCGGTACGTTTTTTGAGAGCCAGAATAGAATGGCGGATAGTTGGTGGACTAGGCGTTGGTCGTGCGTTGACAGTCCGTTGGTTAGTGATGAGTTCATTGAAGAAATGAAGTTGCGCTATGGCGAGGAGAGTAATGCGTTTCGCATTCGTGTATTGGGTGAGTTTCCTCTTGCAGATGATGATACTATCATTCCGTTTCACCTGGTAGAGAATGCACTTCATAGAGATGTTGAGATTGACGATGAAACGACTAGTGTATGGGGCTTGGATGTGGCTAGGTTTGGTACTGATAAAACAGCGCTATGTAAGCGCCAAGGTCCGATTGTGACTGAAATACGGTCCTGGGCCGGGTTGGACTTGATGCAGACTGTTGGTCGAGTTGTAGCGGAATATGAGAGTTTACCCCCCTCACGTCAACCTACACAGATACTTGTGGACAGTATCGGTGTAGGTTCTGGTGTGGTTGATAGGTTAAAAGAGATTGGTTTGCCTGTTCGTGGTGTAAATGTGGCAGAAGCCCCTAGTATGGGCGATACTTACCTAAATTTACGCTCTGAGTTGTGGTTTAAAACGAAGGGTTGGCTTGAGGATCGAGCGTGTAAATTACCGAAAGACGATCAGTTGGTGGCTGAGTTAACTGGTATTCGGTATAGTTTTACGTCTAGCGGCAAGATGAAGGCCGAAAGTAAGGATGAGATGCGTAAGCGTGGTTTGGCTTCGCCTGACTTGGCTGATGCACTTTGCTTGACAATGGCTAGTGATGCAGCGACTGCTTTATCTGGCGCATTTAGTAGTTGGAGAAATAACATAAAACGTAATTTGCGTGGGATCGCATAATGTGTTACGTTGCATAAAACAGAAAAGGAGATAGTTATGCCAGGTTATGGTAAAGGAATGGGTAAGAAAAAAGGCGGTAAGAAAAAATAATGGCTAAAGGTGTTGCTCATTATTTTAGAGATGGCACAAAGCATACAGGTGGTATGCACAAGATGCCTAATGGTCAGATTCATAGTGGAAATACGCATGGAAAAACCAGTAAAAGATTATATCATTTTTCTGAATTAAGTGCGACTGCTAAGAAAAAAGCGAGAAAGAGAGCGTAATGGCTAAAAAATCTCGCAAATCATCTAGCCCCAAGCCTAAAAACCCTGCTCTTTATGCAAGAGTAAAGGCAGCAGCAAAGCGTAAGTTTAAGGTTTATCCTTCAGCTTATGCAAATGCTTGGTTAGTGCGTGAGTATAAAAAGCGCGGCGGTACTTATGCCTAGCAAGCCCAAAGGTGGACTAACTAAGTGGTTTAAGGAAGATTGGCGAGATGTTAAGACTGGCAAAAAGTGCGGTAGGAGCGGCAAGAAAGATAAAGGTAGACCTTACCCTGCTTGCCGTCCTAAAAGTAAAGCAAGTTCCGCTTCTGCTAAAAGGGCGGCTAAACGTAAAACAGGTCCAGCTAGGATAAGTTGGAAGGCAAAGAGCAAAAAGGGTAAGAAGTAATGCCATATTCTAAATATAGCCCAAAGCAGAAAAAGCTTGCAGCCGTAGCTCCGCCGCGTAAGAAGATTACAGGTGCAGATTTAAGAAAACTGAGCAGAAAAAAGAAGGGTAAGAAGTAATGGCTGAACCTAAAGAGATTGAAAAGAAGGGTATGGGTAAAGACAAAGGTAGCCGTAAGTTTGAAAAAACGTCTGCTGCTGATCGTCAAAAAGCTAATACTGATGGTAAGTTTGGTTATTTCGATGAGGCGAATAGACGATTTGTTCCTGCCTTTATAGATATGATTGACGGTGGAGACCGTGATAATCGAGGCGATGATTTTGCTGGTGGTCCGTTGAGTGGCATTCTAAACGCTCTTGGTGTTCCGCCTTATGGCTCTTTGAGGGATCGTCCTTTTGGTGGGCCAAGCGGTTCGCCTATTCAGCAAGCTGTTGCGGGTGGCGGAATGTCGGGAGCTAGGCCGCAAATTAAACCTAGCAGAACGCCAGCCCCATCATACGCTAATATGAATATGGGCGAAGCTGGGCGCGGTTTCATGCCTCCTGATGCACCTTTACCGTATGCTAATATGGATATGGGCGAAGCAGGTCGAGGTTCCATGCCTCCTGATACACCTTTACCATATGCTACTATGGATATGGGTGAAGCTGGGCGAGGTTCCATGCCTCCTGATACACCTTTACCATATGCTACTATGGATATGGGAGAGGCAGGGCGAGGATCTATGCCTGCTGACACACCTTTACCGTATAATACTATGAATATGGGAGAGGCAGGGCGAGGATCTATGCCTCCTATTGTTTCTAATGCAGGATATGCCATTGATCCTACTCGCGCTGGTCGTATTCAAGCACAGAGAAACATAGACAATCGTGAGCGTTTAAGAGCAAATATGGGTCAAATAACTGAAGCGGAATATAATGCTTTATCTCGTGCTCAGAAGTCTAATTTAGGTTTGCCAGTTAGACCTCTAGACCTAATGTTTGCTGGTTCAGATGCTTTTAAAGAACCTATGGTTGGCTCTGGTCGTGGCTCATCAAGCGGTGACGCTGATTTTGATAGATTTTTGGAGAGAGCAGCTAATAATCCTTATATGCCACAAAGAAGTATGGAAGATATGTACAAGATCTACTCAAACATGAAGAGATCAGGAAGCCTTGGTCAGTTTTTTTAATGCCACGAAAAGCGGAGAAAGCCATACGCAAAACGACCAAAGGTAAGGGTCGAAATTATCGCACTGCAAAAGAAGGTGCGGGTATGACTAAAAAGGGTGTAGCGGCTCATAGGCGTGCTAACCCTGGATCAAAGCTTAAAACGGCGGTAACGAAAAAGAAAAATTTAACTGCAAAAGAAAAGGCTCGTAAGAAGTCATTTTGCGCTAGGTCTAGAGGTTGGACAGGTGAACGTGGCAAAGCTGCTCGTAGAAGATGGAATTGTTAGATGGCGTTATCAACTTATGATGAATTAAAAGCTAGTGTTGCCGATTTTTTAAATCGCAGTGACTTAACCTCAGTTATACCTGATTTTATTAAGATGGCTGAAACTGACATGAACCGTAAGGTTAGGCATTGGCGCATGGAGAACAGGGCGTCAGCAACAATTAGTTCTCAATATAATGCTTTACCAACTGATTTTCTTGAGCCAATTAGGGCGCATATTGAGACAGGTGATTACAGGCCAATAGAACTTATTTCACAATTTGAGATGCAGCAAAGACGTAGAAACAACCTGGATGCATCTGGTAAACCTAGTTTTTATTCTATTACGCAAGGTGAGATGGAAATATACCCAACGCCAGATGGTAGTTATGGTATAGAGTTAAACTATTATGCAAAGATACCGTCTTTGAGCGCATCACAGACTACTAATGCTATTCTTACAAATTTTCCTGACGTTTATTTATATGGTTCCTTAATTCATGCGGCTCCTTATTTACAGGAAGACAATCGAACAACTACATGGGCTGCGTTGTATCAAGCTTCAATTGATGGTATAAATTCAGAAAGTAACCAAGCTAAGTTTGGTGGTACTGGTAGGCGCATGAGGGTGAGGGCGTACTAATGGCGACTATTGTAAAACGTGCAGTCAAGGGCGCTCCGCTTACACATGATGAAGTTGACGCTAATTTTGATAATTTAAACACAGAGCTTGCTACAAAGTTAACAAACTTAAACGCAGGCGGCACAGTAAGTGATGATAACATCATAAACTTTGGTAACGATACAGACTTACAAATTTATCACAACTCTACGGCAAGTGACGCTTACATTTTAAACAACACTGGCGAGTTATACATTCGTGGCGATAACATTACGCTAGGTTCTGTAGACCCAACTAGCCCAACATTTATTACAATGGATGAAGATGGAGCGGTTGAGTTATATTTTAACAATAGCAAGAAACTAGAGACAACGACAAACGGTGTAAATGTTAATGGCTCATTAACGGTAACTGGTGGATTTACGACAGCTAGTCTAACTGTTTCTGGTAATCTTAATGCTGACAGTTTTACTGCTACAAATGCGTTAACTTCTGGTTCAGTTATAACAGGAATAATTACGGCAAGTGGCGTTATTTCTTGTGCAGGGCTTACGTCAACTGGCGATGTGTCTGTAACTGGCAATATTTCTGCAAGCGGAGATATGTCGGTTAATAATGTTACAGCATCGTCTGTAACTGCAACAACAGCTTTAAATGGCGGTGCTATATCAGGCACAAGCCTTAACATTACTGGTCTAAGCAGTTTAGGTAATGACTTAACTGTAACAGGTAATGTAGATGTTTCTGGCAATATTACTGGCACTTTTACAGGTGCGGTAAATGCTACGACAGTGACAACAACAGGCGATATTACGTCTGGAAGTAATGTTATTGCTATTGGGAGTGTAACTTCTGATAGCATAGCAGCAAATGGTTCCATCTCTGGTGGGGCTATAACGTCAACAGGTGCGATAACGTCAGGTGGCGGTATTAATTCTGTTGGTGATGTTACTGTAACTGGTGCGCTAAACGTGACAGATGCAGAACAAACTAGGTCAAACCTCGATGTCGATAGGGCAGGCGAGGCCTTGGCATTCAGTATAGCTCTTGGGTAGTTAGAAAAGGAGAAAATCATGGCTGACGCAGCAAAAGCTACAATGGAAGTAACAGTCCTTCCCGATGAGATTGCAAAAACATTCTCAGCGACAATGACTGTCACACCTGAAGATGTAAACGACAAGTGGTACTACAAGCTATCTTCAGTAAACAATACAAGCTCTGACCTAATGGCAGGGTCTTTTGTGGATTACACCGCAGTAGACAGTTCTACGGCTCCAACAGCAATTGACGCCGCAGATAAGGCAAAGTTTGTGTTTATTAAAAACGTAGACGGTAATAACGGCACAGTTTTTGTGACTTTTGACGGTACTGCGGCTACAGCAACAAATACATCGGCTGTAGCTATTGGCCCTAACGAAAGTCATTGTGGACGTTATCCAAATGCTACAGTAGCAGACATAAATGCGATTTCTTCAACTGGTACAGTAGAAGTTATCGTGTGTGCATTGCTCGACGACGTAGCTTAATAGTAGAGGTATAGCACATGGCTAATGTATTCAAAAACTACACAGCGTCTTCTGTAGGTATTACTGAGGAAACTGTGTACAATGTTCCATCGGCAACTACGTCAGTGGTCATTGGTTGTAACTTAGCCAATGTGCATACCGCTCAAGTAAAAGTATCGGTCAAGGCTGCAAACGTGTTTCTGGTAAAGGATGTTCCCTTACCTAGCGGTGCGGCCTTGTCTGTTTTAGATGGTAAGGTTATTCTTGAGCAAGGTCATGCGGTGACTGTTGAGAGTGACACAGATAAATCCGTTGACGTAATTTTGAGTGTTCTGGAGCAAACATGAGCAAACAGAATGAGCTAGTCAAACTTGCAAGAACTGGCGCATCAGGCGGCGGTGGTAAAAATGTCGTTATAAATGGCGCAATGCAAGTTTCGCAAAGAACAGCTTCTGTAACTAATGTTGGCAATCAATATGTTTTAGATAGGTTTTTTGTTTATAAGCAAAATACTTCTACTACGTTTAATTGTTCTCAAGCTTCTGTAACAGATTTGGCAGGATTTGCATCATCCCTAAAAATGGAATGTACAGGGGTAAACGTAACCAACGTAAATTATACTGTGACAGTTGGTAGTATATCGGACGGATATGGCGGTACGATAAATATTTTTAAATTAAACGGTGTTAATTATCCAAGTATTACACTAGCTAGAGGCGCAACGGTAGTTTTTGATGTAAGCGATTCAACAAATTCTGGTCATCCATTACGATTTAAAGATGCTTCTGGAAATACCTTCCCTGCAACTGTTAGTGGCACAGAGGGAACATCAGGGGCTACTGTAACGCTTAATGTTCCTACAACTGGCACAATGCCTGCTTCATATTATTGCACTGTTCACGGTGCAGGCATGGGAAATTCAATTACGGTATCAGCAAGTAACGCTCTTACTGCTAACGAAGAAGGTTATATTCAGCATAAAATAGAAGGTCTAAATTTAAATCGTTTTGGTAAAGGTTTACCTACGGCTTCAGGTTTTGCATTATCTTTTTATGTCAAAACAAATAAATTAGGATTTTATACTGTAAGATTACTTGACGTAGATAATACGAGGGCTGTTTCTGGTTCTTACACAGTAACAAACACAAATTGGAATAGATACACAATTAGTTTTCCTGCTGACACAACAGGTGCTTTTGACAATGATAACAATAGTTCTTTAGAAATATTTTTTAAATTGTTTGCAGGCTCAGACACAGATAACGGAACATTGCAAACCACATGGGGCGCTAGTGCAGATGCCAATTCTGCAACTGGACAAGTTAATTTAGCAGATAGTGCAAGTAATGTATGGGAAATCACTGGGATACAATTAGAAGTCGGTGACAGGGCTACGGACTTTGAGCATAGGAGCTTTGGGGATGAATTAGCTAAATGCCAAAGATACTTTATCTCAACAAATCCAAATGTATTAAAAGATGGTGCAACAGATCAGACTAATTATGTTATGGGTGTAGGATATAACAGTAAGGCTAGATTTAATTATTATTATTCACCAATGAGAACAATGCCTGCTGGCACTCTTGTTGATGCATCTGGAAATGGTAGTGTTCGTATTTACAATTCAACATCTGCATCATCATATAGTGGTGGTTGGAGTTTTGAAAATACTCTTGTTATGGCAAGTTATTATACTAGTAATTTATCAAGTGTAAATGGTAAGGGTCTTATGGCGCAGATGGGTGATGAGCATGACAACAATCAATTTTATTTAGAGTTAGACGCAGAAATTTAGGAGTTATTATGAGTATTATATCTGCACAATATTATAACAGTGATATTACAGAGAAACTCTATGGAATTAAAATTAAATATTCTGATGGAAAAGAAACCAGTGTTCCCATTAATCCACAATTAGGAATATATAACGAAATTATGCAAATGGTTGAAGATGGTAAATTAGCCATTACAGATGCAGAATAAATAATATTATAGGAAAGAGCAATGGCAGGCTATATCGGCGCAAACACTAGCTCAGTAACAAACAACCAAAATGCGGCTGAACGTAGAAAGAAGTTTACGATTACGGCTGCTACAACTGCGCTGACTGGGTTAAGTTTTCTTCCTAACAAAATACACATATTCCACAACGGAATTAGGTTGGTAAGGAATACTGACTATACCGAGGCTTCAGATGGACAGAGCGTAACCCTTACAAACGCTGCACAAGCAGGCGATGAAATAGTAGCAGTTACGTTTGACCAAAATCCTGCTATTGGCGGTGGAAGTAGTTACACTGACGCTGATGTTGACGCACACTTATTAACGGCAGGCGTTACACTCGATGCAACGAATGATAAGCTACAAATCTCTACATCAAGGACAGCTTCAACAAATGCTGTGGCACTTCTTTTAGATGATAACGTAACAGGCATACAAACAAATGGTGTTTATAAGGCTATTAGGTCTACAAGCAACAATAGTGCAGCGGTTTCTGAGGTAAGATTTCTTGAAACAGATGGAACAAATAATAATACAGGTATCTCTTTTGCTACACAGAGTGCGGCTGCTAGTTTAACAGAGAATATGCGTATTGATAATTTTGGCCGTGTAACAATCCCTAATCAAGTATATTTTCATGTTAAGTTAAACTCCAATGTAGGCCATAGTGGATCAAGCCCTGCCGTTAAGCTTAACACATGGGTTGCGTTAGGCACAAATGGTGGGTTAGGCTCAAATTTTTCAAGCGCAACCCAAAGCTTTACCGCCCCAGTAGATGGAAGATACCTTTTTAATTATTCAGGTTTGCACCACAGTGGAGGAGTTAGTGCAGGATATAGTAGAGCTTACACATATGTGAACGGTTCGATGGTTATCGACGGTTTGGGTGATAACGATACGGAAGGTGATTATCAAAGGATTGCTTACAGTGCAATTTTGGATTTATCAGCAAATGATTATGTAGATATTCGCGTTAATGGCAATAATTCCAATGGTTTTGTATATAGTCATTATTCTTATTGGTCAGGTTACTTATTAGGTTAGGAAAAACAAATGCCAGATATAACAGTAAGTTTAACAGACACAGAAAATAAGTGCATGGAATATGCAACTGTATCTGTGCAAGATTGGGCAGATAATGCTCTTACAAATAGAGCTAGAATAGCTAAAGATGAGATTATTGCATTGCTCGTAGCCCATTGCAACGCAAACGGCGTGTCGATAGCTACAGGCGAAGATGCACAAATTACGCAAGCCTATGAATTAGAAGTAGTTAAAACGGCGGCAGCTAGAAACGCAGAGGAAAGTACACCAGAATAATGGCAGGCTATATTGGAACAACAGGCGAAACGCCCAGAGCTACCCAGACGCGAGATGTATTTACTTGCATTGGCGGTGAGACTTCCTTCGCAACAGGTGGGTATAGCCCCAACTATGTTGACGTATTTTTAAATGGCATAAAAATGCAAGTGGGTGTAGACGTAGTTGCAACAAATGGTTCTGATGTGGTGTTTGCAACGGCTGTGGCGGCGGCTGATATTGTCGAGGTCATAGCATACCAAACTTTTCAAGTAGGCGGTTCTTCAGGCGCAGGATTTTATAAAGGTGATAATGGAACAACTGGAACCAACGCAGGCGATATTTTTAGAGTAAACGAGCAAGAGCTTAACGTAGACGTAACGATTGACGCTACAGAAAATGCTAGTGCGACGGGGCCATTGAGTGTATCTTCAGGTACAACCCTGACAATAAGCGGAAACTTGGTGATTATATGAGTACGTTGATAGTAGAAAATCTAAAGGGTCCAACGACAGGCGCTAACGCTAATAAGATTATCGTACCGTCTGGGCAGACGCTTGTTGCTTTTGGTCATGTTATCCAAACTGTTATTTTTGAAAACGATCAAACGCAAACTAACCACACAGCAGTTTCGTCCAATGGCTCATGGATAAACACAGGAAACACTGCAACAATTACTCCACAGTTTGCAACAAGCAAAATTTTAATAAATATACATGACCCTGTACATGGAGATGCTGACCAAGATGGTCATAATGTATATGCAGGGTGGAGATTGTACAGAGGCACTTCTACAGTTTTAAAAACTTATGCTTATGGCGGTAGCGAAAATACCACTATTCTTGTCGCAAGAGGTGGACAGAGCGGAGTTGTTACGATGAGTACATTTCATTTAGATAGCCCTGCGACAACAAGTGCTGTAACTTACAAGACTATGATGCAACGTAATTCTCCAAGTAACAGAGCGATGCGAATTAATTGGACTAGTACACAATCTATGACACTTATGGAGATAGCACAATGAGCATCCTGAAGGTAGACACCATTAACGAAAAAACGAGTGGCAATGGTGTGGCTATTTCAGGTCATGTTATTCAGTTTGTTGAAACTTCAAGTACTACGCAAGTTGATACTTCAAGTAGTGGAACTTGGGTTGATGCTGGGCAAACTATCACCATCACACCAAAATCTGCAACTAGTAAACTATACATGACTATTTTTGCTGCTGCTGAACACAGTGGCGCTGCCAATCAAGGCCTTGGTTATAGAATAATGAATGGATCAACCGTAGTATATGATAGTGAATATGATATCTACCACTCTAATCTTAACGATCAAAAGATAGATAAAATAGTGCTGCTTCATATTGAGTCTGCATCAAATACTACGGCAAGAACCTACACATTGCAGTTTCGGGTGAGAGGCAATGGCTTATCTAGACACAGCAAATATGGTGAACCTTCTAGAATGGTTATAATGGAGATAGCTGGATGACTTCTATTCTAAAAGTTGACACGATACAGACTACAGCAGGAGATGCTCCTACTACGGCTGATTTAGGAATAACAGGTGCAGGAACTGTACTACAAGAGATACATGGCATTTGTGATGGTAGGACTGTTAGTGGAGTTACGTTTGGTAACGTAACAGCAATACAAAATTTAACAACATCTCATGTAGACCTAACAGGTTCAAGCGTATCATATACCCCTCCTTTGGGCGCAACAACAGTTGTGTATACATTTGCTTTTCATTGGGATGCGTCACTTACTTCAGGAATTAGCCACTTTCAATTTTATATAGACGGCACTTCTGTAGATAGTGGACTTGGAAGAAGAACTCATGCGTCTGCATATCAATCAAATGCTCATCCAGTTATGCGTATTGTATATGAGTTTCCAATATTAATTGATAGCACTCTTGCTTCTGACCAAATTAATAATCTAAAATTAAAAAGTTGGACAGGTGCAAAAACTTTAAAAGTTTCAGGACGATACTATGGTTCTAATTATAATTCGATTATTCATCAAAATGTTTGGTTTAATGGAAATAATGCCTCCACCTCAGATGGACCCCCTGCAACAAACGTAAGCGTTCCAACACTTTCAATAAAAGCTATAGCATAGGATAAACAAATGACAGATATAGCAACAGCATTAACAGAACTAGGCGTAACAGAATGGGTTTTGCGCGGTGAACCTACTTCTGAAGCAGAATTTAACCAAATGTTTCGTAAGGTAACTGGGGCAGACAGCAACGGTTCAGCTATTGAGAGTTCTGATCCTGATGACTTTGGCACAACTTGGTCAGCAGTATCTACCAAGAAAGACGAGCTTGTAGCGGCTGAACCAATGAGGCTTTTGCGTGAAGAGCGAGACAGACGCTTGGCAGAAACAGATTGGTGGGCGTCTAGTGACCTTACCATGAGTTCTGAGCGTACAACCTACCG